GTATCTTCAAGTTCTTAATCCTGTATTAAAACTAAAGGATAAAGAAATTGAAGTGTTGTCTAGCTTTTTATCTATATGGCATTCTAACAGATCTAATCCTAATCTAGATAAGATGTTATTTTCTACGCCAGTTAGAAAACTAGTGCGTAATCAAATAGACATGTCTGAAGCTTCTTTTAATAATCATATTACAATGCTTAGAAAAAAGAAGATGATTATAGATAAAAAATTAAATCCAAGTATTTTAAGCGGTATAGAAAAAGATGCAATTGAAATAACATACAAAATAACGTGGACAAAATAATAAAAAAGCTTGCTGCAAAATATAACATTAGTGAGTTTAAAGCAGATTTAATAATAAAATCACAATTTGCAGTTGTAAAAAACTGCATAGAAAAAGGAGACTTTAAATCTGTAAGATTGAAACATTTAGGAATGTTTACAGTTAAAAAGAATAGGTTTAAATATTACAAGGATGGAAGAAGAGAAGAAAAGTAGTGTAGCAGGAAAAATGTCTGAAATTCTAAACGGATGGAAGAATGTTGTATTTCCTAATGAGCATGTAGAACAAATTGCAAAAGCAAGAGCATCAATATGTTCTGGATGCGAATTCAATGTAAAAAATAGATGCACCAAATGTGGGTGCCCTTTAATAGCTAAAACACGGTCAATGCAATCACATTGCCCACTTAAAAAATGGTAAACATGATTAAATACGAGCCTTTAGGAAACCACATCGTAGTGGAAATGCCTTCAGTAGAAAAAGAAACAAAAAGTGGGATTATTAAATCTCAACAGATGTTAAAAGAAGAAGAAAGCAAAAGAGACGGGCATGCTAAAGTTGTAGCTGTTAGTCAAGATGTTAAAAATGTAAAAGTTGGAGACACTATTATACCTAAAGGCCAAGGTTTTATGGTTATGGTAGAAGAAGTGGAATATTTCCAAATGAACATGTTTGACGTGCTAGGTATTGTAAGATGATATTAGAGAGGTTCGATACAGAAGCTAACTTTTGGAAATTACACCCTCAATTACAAATCCCCCAAGAGTTTGCTGCTATCTATAAAGAAGATAGAAGCAAAACAAAAAGCAAAAGCTCACAGATAATGTGGGCTATTGCGCTTTTGGTAGATCCTGATTCTAAATTTGCTAACATTTCTTTTCCTACAAGAAAAGATATAATAAGTAAGGATTTTATTAAAGATGTTAAGTTTGACTGGAGTAAATATAAATCTGCTATGCAATTCTACGAATCATCTCTTATAACTCCTGCTAAAAGACAGCTTTTAGTTTGGAATAAAAAGATGGATGAAAAAACAAGATACTTAGACGTGCTTACGTACGAAGAAAATGCAGATACAATAGAAGGACTCCTTAAAACTAATGTTAAGTTATTTGAAGACTATGAACGTCTTTTAAAGTTAGTAGATAAAGAAACTAACGAAGGCTCCACTAAAGGTGGAGGTGAAGAGTCTGCCTCTGAAAAAGGATTAATATGATTGTTAACAAAGCTGCTTTTTTACTTAAAGAAATACCTCAATTTCATCCCGCAAGCGAAGAATACTTATTGTTTTGGCGAGAAGAAAAGAAAAGGTGTATTGAAGGGTATTGGGTTAGCGGTGTGTGGATGCCAGGTAACTTATATTTTTATGTAAACTTCTGGACAATCTTATTAAACAAAACTGCACATTCTAAAACTAAAACTCCTGGCAAGCCATTTCTTAGAGATCTTGAGTGGGAGTTTTTTTATAACTGGTGTGAGGCTAGAGGGTTCTCTGGCTTTGAAAATGATAAAGAATTTACTTGTAACAGAGAGTTTATAGGTAAACCTAACTATGTTCCTGCTGCAGAGTATATGCGTAGGACACATAAAAAGAATATGGGCTGTCCTTTGTGGGAAAATGAAGCTAAAAACTTTATGATGATGGGAAGTCGTGGGTTTGGTAAATCTTATTCTGTTGCAGGAGGAGTTATTGGGCACGAGTTTGTATTTGATGGAGCAAAATCATATAAACCTGAAGATATTGGTAATCCACCTTCTACAGAAATTGTAACAGGAGCAGGTGATGCTAAATACTCAGGAGATATATTAAAAAAGACACAATTTGGATTGGACAATTTACCTGGAGGTATTGAGCTTGGAGACAAGTTCTTTCCCTCCCCTTTTTCTAAGCAGTACAGCGGTAGTTGGTACTCTGGTAAAGAAGTTATTGCAGAGTATAAAAAGAAACTTGGTGGTACCTGGAAAGTTATGGGTAGTAAATCTAAGATTAAGCATCGTACCTTTAAAGATAATGCATTTGCTGCCAATGGTACTCGTCCTGCTGTAATGGTAATGGAGGAGATTGGTATGTTTAGCAATCTTAAAGCATCGCACGAAGCATCAGTAGAATGTATGAAAAACGGTGCATATAAGTTTGGAAGCTGTATGTATTTAGGTACAGGTGGTGATATGGAAGGTGGAGGTACTGTAGATGCAAGAGATATGTTTTATAATCCAGATGTTTACGATATGATTACTTTTGACGACGAATGGGAAGAGAAAGGTAAAATATCTTACTTTGTTCCCGCGTATAGAGGGCTTAATCAGTTTAAAGACCCTAATGGAAACACGCAAGAGCAAGACGCAAAAGATTATTTAGATAAATTTAGAGAAAAATTAAAGAAAAGTAAAAACTCTAGAAGTGCATTAGATGCAGAGTTGCAAAACAGACCGCTTGTACCGTCCGAAGTATTTCTTACGCGTACAGGTAATTTATTTCCTGTAGCAGATCTTCTTACTAGACTAGCTGAGTTAGAGGTTAGTAACAAAGAAAGGAACCATGATTATGTAGGAGATCTTTATTTAGAATCTGATAGTAATAAAGTTAAATGGAAACCTAATGCTAAACTATCTCCTATTGTAGATTACCCTCTTAGAGGTAGTGATGATTTAGCAGGATGTGTTGTAATATACGAAATGCCTTACGAAGACTCGGAAGGAAACATACCATATGGCATGTATCTTGCAGGAACAGATCCTTATGATCATGACGATGCTACCACAGCATCTTTAGGTAGCACGTTAATTTTAAATAAACTTACAAACCGTGTTGTAGCAGAGTATACAGGAAGACCTGACACTGCTAATGAATACTACGAAAAGGTAAGAAGATTACTACATTTTTTTAATGCAAAGTGTTTGTATGAAAACGAACGTAAAGGTATGTATCAATATTTAGAGTTTAAAAATCAAACTCATTTATTACTTGATCAGCCTGGTATAATAAAAGATGTTGTACAGAACAGTAAAGTAAATAGAGGTAAGGGTATGCATATGTCTAAACCTTTAAAAGATTACGGAGAAGAACTTATTAAGATGTGGTTGCTAGAGCAATACGGAAAAGAAGATTCTTTAAACCTACATAAAATAAGAAGTATACCTCTACTTAAAGAATTAATTGCTTACAATGAAACAGGAAACTTTGATAGGGTTATGGCCTTTATGATGGTTATGTATCACTTGCAAGAAGTTAAAAAAATTAAAGTAGAAAAAGAAACTAAAGTCACTACTATATATGATCAAGGTTTCTGGGGTAAACAATTATATAAAAGAGGGAGAAGAAAGTTTTAGCTATAAAATTAGAAGTTAAAAATCTAATTTAATACATTATTACTTGGAAAGTATTTAAAAATTCCTATTTTTGTCCTTTAATTCGCGAATTTAAAAAAAATATATTAATATGGCAACAGTAAATGTAACCCTGTCTCTTTCTAGTACAGACTTATTTGCAAAGCAAAACATAAGTTTTACAGAAACAGACTCCCTTTCTCCTGCAGGAGATCAAGCTATAGTAGGACGACTCGTTACTACTGGCTCAGGAACAGAAGATAATATAGCATTAAAAGCTTTAGACGGAGCAGACGATAGAGCTTATGTATTTTTACATAACTTAAGCGCAACTACAGGCGAGTATGTTAAAATTGGATTATGTGGTACTCATGGTACAGACTCAGCATCAGGCGACTGGTTTTCAGTGTTAGGACCTGGAGAATTTATGTTCATGCCTGTATCTGATATGCAAGATATAGATATTGAGGCAGCTGCAGGAAACCCTGTAGTTGAATATATTTTAATGGAAAAAGCAGCATAATCTTAAAATAATAATAAAATGGCAAACGCAACTTTAAATGTAACTTTTAGCATCTCTAGTTCAGATTTATTTGATTCTGTTAATTTATCAAAAACTGTATCAGATGCTTTAATTATTGATGGTGATAACCGTCAAGGTCTTACTACAATATTAACTAGCACTGGTTATGCAGATATTAACGTTGAAGCTTTATCAGGAAGTACTCAAGGTGGTAAAAAAGCATATGTATATGCAAAAAACATAGATGCTACAGATGATTTAATCTTTGCTGACGATGGAGATCAAGTCTTTGCAAGGTTAGCTCCAGGAGAATTCTTTTTCTACCCAACAGCAGATAACACAAAGATTCAAGTTAAATCATCAGCTAATACTCCTACAGTAGAATTCTTACTATTAGAAGTAGACTAAAAATAATTTATGCCTCGTATAGATTTTCCTAGACAAAAAATAAGTCGTAGAAAAAAAACTCAGAAATGGGGAGAGGAGTGTGTAGAAGCTGCACTAGGTTTAATAGGCATATATGATCATACAAGACGTAGTTCTCGTTTCAAAAAGAAGCGAAACTACGATCTTTATAATGGTCAGTTTGACAAAAAAGACTTAGAGTACGTTACAGATCCTTTAGGACTTGGTGGCGTAGCAGAACTTCCTGCAACACTCCAATACTACGATATTGTTTCTCCTATCTTTAACCTTCTCTTTGGAGAAGAAGCTAAACGTAAGTTTAGTTATGTAGTGCGCTCAGTAAATGAGGACGCTATTACTGGTAAAGAAGAAGAAATGAAAAACTCTGTAGTTGAAATGTTTACTAGCTTAATAACTCAAGCTAGAGACGCTGCAGCACAACAAAATCCAGAGGCAACTCCAGAGCAGTTAGGCCAGAGTATTCCAGAGCACCTTAAAAGGTTAGAGAAATACTTTAGTTATGATTTCCAAGATATGAATGAGTCTGTGGCTCATAAACTTCTCACTTATTTAGAGAAAGATCTTAATCTAGATTTAATGTTTAAAGAAGGATGGGAAGATGCTTTAATTGCAGGAGAAGAAATTTATAATGTAGAACAAGTAGCTCAAGAGCCTTCAGCGAGAAGGGTTAATCCTCTTGAGTTTTATTGTTTACTTCCACACAACTCATCTTATGTAGATGAAGCAGATGTAATTGTAGAAGACACATGGATGTCTTTAAATACAATTATAGATAATTACTACGAGGATCTTTCTCCTAAAGAAATTGATAAACTAGAAAAAGAGCATGGTAATAGAAGCTCTATGGAAAGCAGCAGTTTCTTAAACTATCCATCTGAACAAAAGATGTATATTGAAAATAGAGAAGGCGAAGATTCTGGGAATGTATTTAATTATTACGATCAAGACGGTAATATTAGA